ATCCTTCCGACGCACATCACCACGAGCATCATGGCCAAGTTCAACCTTCGGACGTTGCACGAAATGGCCAAGCTGCGGTTGTGCACCCGGACCCAGGGCGAATACCAGGATGTGTTTCGGGAGATGCGACGATTGTTGATCGAAGTTTGGCCGTGGGCAGCCGAGTTCATGGACGTTTATTGCGTCGCACACGGCACATGCGCTTTCCCGCGTTACGGCAAGAAGGAGTGCCCCATTTACTCCCCGGATATGGACAACACGGCGGTGCGCGAGGCGGCCAGGGTCAAATTCTGGTCTGTGCGACACGAGGCTGCCCCGGTGGCCGTTGAAGGGAAGGCGATGTGATGAAAGTGGCAATATTTGACATCGACAATTGCATCGCTGACGACTCACGGCGAATCCCGCTGATTGACTACAGCCAGCGTGACCCGGTTGCCCGCTATGACCGGTATCATTCCGAGTGCTCAGGAGACCCGGCAAAGAACACAGAGGTGGTGTTGGAGTGGGCTGCTGCAGCCGAACGCATAGTCTTCATGACTTCCCGCCCGGTCAAGTTTCGACCACAAACCAAGCTGTGGCTGCTTGCAAATGTGCCGGGGCTGGAGGACAAAATAAAGTTCTCCTTGCTTATGAGGGACAACGATGACGTTCGGTCTTCGGTGGAAGTGAAACAGGCTCAACTGGAGCGTCTCAAGGGATATGGTTGCAAAATCCCAGACGACATTCTGGCTGTGTTCGACGACCGCAAGGACATCCTGCAAATGTATCGCGAGAACGGAATACTCAATGTGAATCGTTTGGCGATAAAGCAGGAGGAACAGGAGGAGCGCGCACTCGGAGCTCCTGGCGGGCCGCTGATTCCGGCCCAGTTGCTCCGGGCGGCAGCCAAGACATTTGAACAACGCAATGCATTGTACAAAAATAATTACAAGAACATCGGCACGGCGCTGTTGTTCTTGTTTCCGGACCAGACCATACCAGAAATAAAGAACGCAGACGATGCCAACCGGCTGAATCTGATCATTGATTGTTTGGGCAAGTTGCAACGCTACTGCTACAACTTCAAGCAAGGCGGGCACAAAGACTCCGCCCGGGACTTGACGGTGTACGGATCGATGCTGGAGGGGGAAACGCATGAATAGCCCGCGCACAATCTTGTTCGGCAGCCAAACGTCCCTCGGCGAAGCATGGAGAAAGAAACACGTCTGCTGCAACACGGTGGATGGCAACGCCGACGAATACCAGCGGGTCATTCACGCTGGTGCCGCGAGTAAATGGGGCAAAGGAAAGGCGCAGCTGCTGTGTGTCGATGGCATCAATCATCTGTCCCGGATCGGCGAGACACCGTATCAAGACAAGGACATCCTGCTGCGCAACGTGTTCAACCCGTATATGTTTGTCAATGAGTTGGTCCGGATGGACGCAGCTCCGATGCGCTGCGTGTTCGTGGTTTCACAAACCTATCGCATTGCCCAGAGAACGACATCATTGTACTGCGCATCAAAGGCCGCGTTGGCCCATCTGGTCAAGGTCATGGCTCGGGAGCTGGCCCCGAAGGGATGGGTTATCAACGGTTTGGCTCCTGGCAAGATAGTTGACACCAAGATGGCGCAGCTGACGGACGCTCAGGTGTTGGCGCTGCGAGGCTGGAAGAAGAAAGACGCCGACAAGTACGCGCTGGCCATGATTCCGGCGGGCAGATTCACCGACACCAAAGAGGTCTGCGAGGCAATTGAGTGGTTGTTCAACGCTCCGGAATACATCAATGGCACCATCATTGACATGACAGGAGGTGTATGAGCGACCCGTTTGTTCACATCCATTGTCACTCCACTTATTCGTTTTTGGACGGGTACGGGAGTCCGGGACAATTCGTCAAACGAGCCGTCGAATTGGGACAAACAGCCATCGCGGTTACAGATCATGGCAACGTGTCGGCGCACAAGAAGTGGAGCGACGAATGTATCAAAGCAGGCATCAAGCCGTTGCTGGGGCTGGAGGCATACGTTTGTGACGACGCATCCAAGAAGGACAAGGCCAACAAAAAGAGCTGGCACATCACCCTGCTGGCCAAGAATGCGGAGGGGTACCGCAACTTGCTCAAACTAGTTACCGCTTCGTATTGCGACGGGTTTTACTATAAGCCGCGCACCGACTGGGAGATGTTGCGGCAGCATTCCAAAGGGTTGATTGCGACTTCCGGATGTCCGGGCGGGAAGATCGGAGACGGAATATCCAAAGGGGGCTGGGACGCAGGCAAGGTGGTGGCGGAGCTGAAACGGCAAGCATCCATCTTCGATGATTATTATGTCGAGATGTCGCCGTGGAAGTACCCGGAGGGAATCGGCATTGCTCAGCAGGTCTACCGGGCTGCGCACAAGGAGGGGATGAGGCCGGTGCTTTCGATGGATGCCCATTACCCCCGGTCCGAGGACGCTTTCATCCAGGATGTTATGTTGTGCATCAACAACAATTGTCGGCACAGCGACCCTGACCGCATGAAATTCAGCCAGGACGATTATTGCCTGCATTCCGGCAACGACATGGCAGCCAAGTGGGATTCGATTCACGGCAAGGCCATGCGGTGTTCTGACGACATGATTCTGAACACCCGGAGGATTGCCGACAGCATCGACCTGACGTTTCCGAATGCCACTCCGTTGTCCTTCCCGCACGACGGCGACAAGGTCAAGCTGTTGCGCAGGATGTGCGACAAGGGGATGAAGGACAAAGGATTCAAAAGCAAGGCATACAAGGAGCGGCTGGAGTACGAGTTTGGGCTGGTGTTGTCCAAGAATTTCGTGGACTACTTTTTGGTGGTGGCGGATCTGATTGTGTGGGCTAAGAATAAAAACATCCTGGTTGGTCCAGCCCGGGGCAGCTCGTGCGGATCGCTGATGTGCTATATTCTCAGAATTACCGAGATTGATCCCATGGTTCACGGGCTGTTGTTTGAGCGGTTCATTGACGTCACACGCAAGGATCTGCCTGACATAGACATTGATTTCGAGTCGGTGCGGCGGCACGAAGTCAAGCAATACATCGAAGACAAGTATGGTGCGGATCGCGTAGCGACGCTCGCGACGTTCGGAACATACAAGGGTAAGATGTCATTGCAAGACATCGGCAGGGTTTTCTCCGACAAGATACCGCACGAGGCAGTGGAGGAGTGCAAGCGGCTAGTGGTGGAGCGTTCGTCAGCTGATTCCCGGCACGGCTTCTCCATCGAAGACACATTCACCGATTTTGACGAAGCGGCTGCGCACCTCAAGATGTATCCGGAGCTGGGGCTGGCTCGGGATCTGGAGGGACAAATCCGCAATCTCGGAGTGCACGCAGCCGGGTTGGTCATCAGCAATGACCCCATTGGTAATTTCGCAGCGGTGTACGTCACCAAGAACAAGGACCGGGTCATATCGATGGACTACCCGGACGCCAGTTCAGTCGGCCTACTCAAGATTGACGTCTTGGGGCTCAAGACACTCACGGCGATGAAGCGAGCCATGAATGCCATCGAGCATAATCACGGAGTCAAGGTGGACATCGACAAGCTGCCGCTGGACGACGCAGCCACCTACCAAAGTTTCCGGGAGCAGAAGTTGGATGGCATTTTCCAGTTTGAAGGAGAAGCCACCCGGCAGGTTTGCAGGGAAGTCAGGCCGGACCAGTTCAAGGACCTAGTGGCCATCAACGCACTCAGCCGTCCAGGACCGCTCCACTCCGGAGGAACCAGCAGCTTCATCGCCAGACGGAGGGGGACAGAATCATCAGCTCCGATGCATCCTTTGATCGAAGACATCACCAAGGAGACATACGGCATCACAGTTTATCAGGAGCAGGTCATGCAGGTCGTTCGGGTCATGGGTAAATTCGACTGGTCCGGCATCGCGACGGTTCGCAAGATGATGAGCAAGAAGTACGGGGACGAAGCATTCGAGGCGATGCGAGCCCGCTTTGTCGAAGGGGCCACCAGCCAGGGAGTGGACGAGCAGGACGCCAACAAGGTTTGGGAGAACATCAACACTTTTGGTGCATGGGCGTTCAACAAGAGCCATTCTGTTGCTTATTCCGTCATGGCTTATCAGCTGATGTGGATCAAGACTCATTATCCGGCAGAGTTTTACGAAGGGGTCATCAGCAGCGAGCCAGATCCAGACAAGCAAAAGCGGGTACTCAAGGAGTTCATCAACTCCGGAGGCAAGCTGTTGCCCGTTTGCATCAATCAGAGCAAGGAGGAAATCAGCTGTTGTGCCGAGGGGTTGCGTCTGGGGCTGGATGCGGTGTCCAAGATCGGACAGCACGGCAAGACGATTGTCGCGGCACAGCCGTACAAGAGCCTGATTGATTTCAAGCGACGCAGCAAGCTGCCGGCGAAGCAGACCGACGGGCTGCTGGCGATCGGGGCACTACGTAA